CATCCGTTCCACTTGAACCTGATGTGCCAGAAGAACCATCTGTTCCTGAAGAACCAGAAGTTCCTGATGAACCGTCCGTTCCACTTGAACCAGATGTGCCAGAAGAGCCATCTGTTCCTGAAGAACCAGAAGTTCCTGATGAACCGTCCGTTCCACTTGAGCCAGAAGTTCCTGATGAACCGTCCGTTCCACTTGAACCTGAAGTTCCTGAACTACCATCCGTTCCACTTGAGCCTGATGTTCCTGATGAACCATCCGTTCCTGAAGAACCAGATGTCCCTGAAGAACCAGAAGTTCCGCTTGAACCATCAGTTCCTGAAGAACCTGATGTTCCTGAAGAACCATCTGTACCTGAGCTACCACTTGTTCCTGAAGAACCATCTGTTCCACTAGAACCTGAAGTTCCTGAAGAACCATCCGCACCTGAGCTACCACTTGTTCCTGAAGAACCATCTGTTCCTGAGCTACCACTTGTTCCTGAAGAACCATCCGCACCTGAGCTACCACTTGTTCCTGAAGAACCATCCGCACCTGAGCTACCACTTGTTCCTGAAGAACCATCTGTTCCACTAGAACCTGAAGTTCCTGAAGAACCATCTGCACCTGAGCTACCACTTGTTCCTGAAGAACCATCTGTTCCTGAGCTACCACTTGTTCCTGAAGAACCATCTGTTCCACTAGAACCTGAAGTTCCTGAAGAACCATCTGTACCTGAGCTACCACTTGTTCCTGAAGAACCATCTGTTCCACTAGAACCTGAAGTTCCTGATGAACCATCCGCACCTGAGCTACCACTTGTTCCTGAAGTGCCCCCTGTGATGCTAGCGGTCAAGGCAGAAAACGCAATTTGCCCCGAGGTACCTGATGTTCCCCCAGTATAGTCTGTTACTACATATAATACATCAGCGGGGGCGGCTGATAATACTATCGGTAAGTCCGTTATTCTTGTTGTTGCCATAACCTATAAATATTTTATATTTTCTATTTGTTTTTTTTATTTTTTAACAGTTTGAACACATTGAACCAATTACGAATCCGTCTGTTCCTATTTGCCACATTTCACAACCTCCGATGTCATTCGTGTACCACAAATCATTACCGTTGAATGGAGTTGTCAGTGAATTATCAGTGTAAAAACTTACGGCTGTAGACCAATTAGGTGATGCGGAAAATAAAGTTTGCGTCAGAGAATAAGTTCCTGTTGCACATGAACTGTCACCCGATGAAACCACGTAACTAGTATAATCCTGTTGAAGAATAAACTGAGTTCCATCTTGAGCAATTATTTCGTCTCCATCTTGAGTTATGATTGCAATTTCAAAAACTGATATTGTTGGAGTTGGAGTTGGTGTTGTGGTTGGAGTAGCTGTTTGTGTAGGAGTTTCGGTTTGAGTCGGAGTTTGCGTCGTTGTTGAAGTTGGAGTTTCGGTCGGAGTTTCGGTCGGAGTTTCAGATGGTGTATATGTTGGTGTATTTGTTGGTGTGCTTGTAAATGTTGGAGTAGGTGTTGGTGTTTCACAAGCCGTTGATGTAATAGAAGGTGTAGGTGTGAATGTTGGTGTTTGGGATGGTGTAGAAGTTTGGGTTGGTGTTATTCCTGGGGTTGGAGTAATACTTGGTGTTGGAGTTGGAGTCGGTGTAATACAAGGACCCAATTGCACAACAACTCCGTTTATCATTTGAGTTTTTGTTTGTGCAGAATACACTGGTGTTGAACCTGTTGTATCTACGTAAACATCGAATGGACCTAATGCATTTGTATTCGGAGTAATCCGTACAATATAGTTATTACAGGTATCCGCCGAGATTTGTTGTTCTATTAAATTATCACAACCTGGCGCAGTATTGACGACTATGACGGACTGAAGCGGCATTAATTTTTTCTAATAAATACCAATCCGAATTCTTTTTCCATAAATAAATGGAAAAATTTTCAATTAACTTTACATCATCGTGATTTAATCGGATTCCGTTGAGTAAATGTCAAATACACACGAAGTCTCTTGGAGAGAAATATTCAAAATACAATCAACTAAATCTACTGTAATATTGAATGCGCAACCAAAAACACAATCCAATATTTTGAAAATTGAACAACCTGTAGCATCTACCAAAGTTAGCATGATTTGTGGGGCGGTTTGAAAAATTGCAGGTATTGTGGAGTTATAATTCACAGTTGGTGGAACGGTTGAATTGATTGTACCAAGCAATGTTTGATAATTACCATAAACATCGGAAATAAAAACACTAACGGGAGTTGTTGCGTTAGTAATTGAATCAATTCTTACCTGTACCATATTAACAACTTATATCGTATTCGATAGCAATATCGAAGTTTATGATTTGATTATCCAAAAATGTGTTTCCCGCATTTTTTTGTATAGTTATCTGATTATTTATTGTATCTACTATAACATTCGATACACCAGGTACTGATTGTAATAAAGAAGTTATTGAATCTATCCAAACATTGTCGGAGGGAACATCAACAAGAGTTTTCGAATTGTAAAAAGAGGTTGATGCACTAAGTCCCACAGGTTCCACGTTTACAATTGCAAAAAATTCAGCAGAATTTAACATACAATTTGGATTTCCATCTGTCAAATCGACAAAACCATCGTTTAACATTTGAAGTAATCCTAAATTTACCTCAGTTGTGATTGTCAAATCTTGGTCGCCGACCAAAAATTCATAATAACCATTCTTTTGTCCTAAACAAGAAATTTCAGTGGATTGTGAATAATAACATCCCAAGGAATCAGTTATGGTTAAACTATATGTTCCTCCCGTCAATCCACTTACGGTTATAGATTGTGGATTTCCGAATACATTATCCGACCAATTGAAAATGAATGGAGGTGAGCCCGAAGATATAAATGCGGTAATTAAACCATCAGAACCATTTCCACAACTTTCATTATAAAGATTAAATTGAAGGGGACTTGATTGTGAAATAAAGACTGTGGCTCCTTTTGTACAACCACTTGAATCAACCACCGAAACAAAATGATTTCCTGAAGAAAGATTTGTAACTGTTACCGCGGACTGTGAAGTTTCCAAATCAACAGCAACCCCATCAACAAAGTAATTGAAAGGTTCCGTTCCACCCGTAGTTTTGAATATTTCAATCGCACCATTATTTTCGCCACAGGTGGTTCCCGTAGAGGATATATACACATCAAAAAGGTCATTTGCAATTATATATACATCTTGTGAATATACACAAGAACTATCATCAGTTACCACTACTGTATAATCACCAGTCACTAGACCATAAAATGTATAAATTGGAGAATTTTGAGTTATAGTTTCCGAACTACTATCAGGTTTTATAAGTGTATAGGTGAAAGGAGGAAGTCCTTGGAACAATGAAATTTGTATACTTCCATCCGAACTCGAGCAATTTGAATTTGTTGTTGTTATTGTGACAGAACCTATAGATTGTGGAGAACTTATAGAAGTTCCCTCAGCTATTGTACACAAACCCGCATCAGTGACTTGAAATTGATATGAACCAGATGGAATATTATATATAGTATAATCCTGTTGATAAGAAATTGCAACATCTCCTGTGGAAGCGGAATAATAATACGGTGCGGTCCCTCCTGTTATATAAATTGTCAATGAACCATCTGAACTAAAACACGTTGGGGTTACTGCACTAAAATATCCAAAACCTAATGGGTCTACCTCACCAACATAAACACTTTCAGATTTTTTACAATTGTTGGCATCAGTTACTTCTAACGAATATACTCCTGAAGTCAATCCTGTAATTGTTGTACCTGTACCACCATTACTCCAAACATATTGGAAAGGAGCTGTCCCTGTAACCCCTGTAACATACAACTTACCGATAGGATTTGATGTGCTAGAACAATATGAGTTAGGAACAACATAAAAACCAAAATCAACAGGGTTGGAACTCTCAATTATAAAATCAGAAGTCCTTCCCGAACAACCCCCAAAATCTAAAACCTCAATACTATATGTTGAAGCTGATAACCCCTCAAACACTGCGAGGTCTCCATCAGTTGTAACTGTTTGTAGGACACTGTAAGATTCATCAAGTAAATAATAAATTGTAGATGAATAATCCGAGGTAGAAGTTGCTGAAACCGAGCCATTATTATTGTTACAAGTTGTTGGAAAAATAGAAACTATTGAAGCTGTCACACCACTCGATACAGGTATATTTACCGTGAATGAATCGTTTACTGGTAAAGTGCTGTCATTCATTCTTACCGCATAATTTCCATAACCCAAATTTGTCCTTATCGAGGGACCAAGTGTTAGATATTCAATTGGTGGTAAAACGGGGTCAATCCATTCTATTGTATATGGAGGAGTACCTCCGAAAGGGGTGATACTTATAGCACCTGACGAAGTGTGAGAACAATCTCCGGTTACTGCTATTGTATAATTGAATGTTGCCACTAACTACAATTTATTGTCAGGTTTATACCTACGTTCAAATAAAGCGTTTGATTTACAAACGCAGGTGTCGATGTTGTATTAAATACTGTTAGAGTATTACCATTTAAAGTAAAGTTATATCCGTAATTATTCATTTGAGGTAAATACAAAACGAGTGCTTGTCTCCATTCCAAATTTGATGGATAACCATTGGAACCGTACCCAGTATAGAACATTTCATTCACGATTGTTTGGTTCCCTATTTTCAAATCTACATACCATTCGGAAACTAAAGTGTCAAGAACACATTCGTTCAGGGAAATTTCTTGTTCAGCCAACACGGAATTTAATGATGATAACAATATACTACTGAAATTAGATACTGTTGGGTTTCCATTCAACCAAGGATAAATAAAAATACTTACATATTGTTGTGATACAGTCCCATTGAAAATACCAGAGGTAATCCTACAAGGGTCTTTAACTTTCGGAAGAATTAAACAACCTCTTTGTCTCCTATAAACTAATTTTTGTCTATGGAGAATTGAGTTTTCTAATTTAATCCCTCCGTTCCATATTGTAGTGGCTGGAACCATCTGTTCTACTAACTTCATCCAAAATGGACCCAAACCATCCACATAATCAATCAATTTTTGATATGTGTAATCGTAATTCGGAAAACCAGTCTGTTGTTCCGAAAGAATATATTTCCACCACAAAGATTGTAAATTAGGATATCCACCCGTTTTACCGTCCGTTATAAATTGTCTGTTCCTTGTGTTTATCATATTTTGCCAAAAAGTCTGAGCAAACTCAAAGAAGGTTTTTTTCTTAGGTTCTGGATTTACAAAAGTCCAATCTAATCCACCAGGACTTGGATATCCTACAGTCAAACCTGATTCGGGTATTGGATAATCATATTGTACTGATTCTCTCCAAACATCGAAAAGTAACCCTTGTGCAGGATTCAAAAATATATCTACATTTTTAACATTTAGTACCAATTTTTCATTACCAACAAAATAGTATGAGTTAAAATTAGCATCCCTTGAAATTCTAAATAAATCGTCATCAGCTAACCATGATTTTTTATTGTCAACGACTCTTTCCAAAGAATATCCCAAAGTCATATATGGGAAATTTCTAAATCTATCTAAATATTGTTGACCGTATGTAAAAGGAGCAAGCTGCGTTTGTATATCAAAGTTTTGTCCTGTGAAAATTTGACCTGTATTTACTACTTCATCTGGACTTCTGTGGTCTGGTGTTGTCTCATACCATCCTGCACCCAATTGGAAGAAGTATGTCTCGGTGTTGACGGGAGCCTTTGGATAACCCTCATCATCAACGGGGTATTCTCCCCTGAAAACATTTACACTTTCAAAAGTTGATGTTGCGGTGAACGCACTGAAAACTTGTCCTTGAAATCTATAGGTAACATTTGATAGTGTAGGTAATTGGTTTGTGTAAGTTCCTCCCGATATAGACGCAAATTGAGACTCGAAATTCTCCATATTGATTCTTTGGTCCGCCAAATAAATGTGTTCATTGTATTCTATAAGTGAATCAGGTGCACCAATAAGTCTCAGTAAAAATTCAATTGATTTCCTTGTACCTTTTGATTTGAAAAGATAGGAGGCATTCAAAATTAAATTTCTATAAAAAGCGTAGTTTAATTCGGTTGGGGTAAGTGCTTTGGCATATCCAGGATAGTTAGGTTCGTTAGTATTTCCAAAAATAGATTGTAAAAAATCCTCATCAGTTATAGGTGAAAAGTTGGACGACCATCCTAAAGTTTGCGCTAGGTTTACCAAAAGTTGGGAAGGTATGTCATTACCTGGATTGTAGTTCACAGAATTCATGAACGCTAACGCATCAATAAATTGTTTAATTTGGTCAAAGCTTCTACCGTAGATTTGTAATATTTTTTCTACTTTTTGGCCAAGGGTATCAAATTCTTTGAATGCATCGGTCACTAAAAATCTTGAAATCAAATTAGTTTTATAAGAATCCAATTCTACTGCAATATCTTGTAATTGGGTTAGATAGTTGTCAAAATTTATACTTGCAATGTCCAAATTCCAACTTCCATTCTTTGGGAAGGTAACTTGAGTGTATTGTGTAAAAAATTGACCTGTGTTGTTTTGTTGTGGTAATTGAAAAAATGCGGTATATTCGGGTCTAGTAAAACGATTCATCAAGAATTGTTCTACCGTATCTAAACTTTCAGCAAAAACTTTGTCTACTATAAAATCATTTGGTCTTATCAAAAAATTATCATAAATTGTCGTTGCTGTAGTTCCAAAAGGGGCACCAGAAACGTAAAAAGATAAAGTTCCTGTTGTCAGTGAGGTTGAGGGTGTAAATGATACAACTTTGAAAATATCATCGTTTATATTCACACAATAATCTAAATAAGTTCTTGTTAGATTTCTAAGATATGATGTTGTAATTTCTCTCGCCGCGATGTTTGTGTCCGCACTAAAACTATAATCAATATCGAACGGATTTATAATTCTATCTAATGTCACATCAAAAGAAGTTTCATCTGCGATGGGGTCATAAACAATATTGATTGCAGTGGCTCCTGTGGTAAAATCCAAATTAGTGAAAACCACTTCTAAAGCAGCAGGAAAATAATTTATGATGTGAGTTACAGAAACTTCAAATCTCTTTGATAAAGACCCATATAAAGAAAAGTTCAATACTTGAGATACATCATAATTTGGGTAAACTCTAAATTGTGAGGCTTGTATTCTTCTTGACTCAAAAACATCCTCGATGTTCATGCTTTCAAGAGTCATTGGTTCAGAAAAAGCTCCTACATTAAACTTTCTATTTACTTTTTCTGTTACTCCCGCAGTAAAGTCAAAATTACCCAAAGTCAAACCACCTCCGTTGACAGTTTGTAAACCAACTATATTGTCAGAGAAGGTTCCTGAACCACTACCAGGAACAGGAGGATAAAAATATTTTTTTTCTTGTGCCATTATGTTGTTATCGTCGTGAAGTTTTTACTAAAATCAATGTTAGTACCTCTACTCTGTTTAACCTCATACAGTAAAGCATTAAATTCATTTCTAATCTCATACAGATTGTATTGTCTGTAGATATTATTTTCTGAATCATAGATAGTGTAGATACCATCGTCGATTGATTTAGTTTGGTTACCGTAAAGGGCAATTCCAAGACTTGAAATATCATACTCAACCATTTCGATTTCTATTGTAACCGGATTGAAATATGTATTTGAAATAATAATTCCTTGTGTCGGTTGGCCTATAAAAGGAGTCGCGTTGGGGTTATTTGTTGGTGATGATGAGGGTGATAATGTCAAAAACAATAGATTTGATGTTCCATCTACATATCTATATCTAATTGCTTTTTGATTGGAGTTTGTTTCATTAGTGACAACAGGTTCGCAGAAAAAACAAGATGTAACTACTCTAAAAAAATTAGGTATTTTAGAACCATCAGGATTTAGATATTCAATTCTAAATCCAACCAATCCCTGTGGGACAAATTTATTTTGATATTCTGCCGGCACATTCCCCAAATCCACTACTATTCCTTTAACGGTAGGTAAAGCACTCAAAACACCACAATCTGTTATAATGGTTCTAATTTGTGCAGGTCTGAGGTAAAGAGTATAAATCCCCAAAGCATTAAATTGTTGGGCGGGTAAACTCAAATTATATAAACCACCAAGCACTTCTACCCCAGCGTTACCACCTGTTTGAGTGTTATTAAAATAAGGTCTTAATATTGTTGGAGCATTTAGTTTTGTAAGTGTGAAATCATCTGTAACATCTCTTGATGGCGTGTAGACCATCAATATTTCTACGTCTTCAGGTGAAACATCACTAGGCCTTATTGTACCATATGAACCGATTGCCATAATTTAGTTTTTTTTATAAATAGTTATTTTTAACTTTTAGATGGCACTTGATTTCTCCTCCACATTGAAGAATCCGTAACCATAATTTATCATATCTCCTATGTTATCAACCTCTCCAAGTCTCTGAACCCTTTCGTATGCACTATTCTTACCTCTCTCCACAAAAACATCTGTTTGTATTTGAGGTTGGTCAACAGCCTTTATCAGTGTTTCATTTTTTGTAATAGGTTCTGCGGTCAAATTTTGATTTGTGAAACCTGATGAATCTTGAAAGAAATTGGTCGTACCATCTACATAATCATAATAGTTTATTCCTTGAATTGTATACCCTGTGTAGGTGGTTGCTGTTACAAAAATGTTCCCCCATATTTGGCCGTTTGCAATTACCGGTGTAAATAACTCATATTGACTCGGACCATATAGTTGTAGTTCCGTAAGTCTTGATTTAGAGACACCAGAGATTTGAAATGGTACCGTTAAATAATTGTTTGATGTTTGAGCGGCGACTGTGTTCACAGCATCACCTGAAAAAATGTAATTATAACTTATTGGTGTGTTAGCCCAACTACCTCCTTGTGGTATGAAAAAGGCAGTACCGTTTGGGTTGGGTGCAATTATGTTAGTAAATGGTGTGGAAATTTCTTTCTTCACCATGGTTTGTCCCCACGGATTCGTTTGTTTTAGAGTTATTGTATAATTTGCTGAAGCGGTTGGGTACGTATGAGATAAAAAATTAGGTGTAAAAGTACTAATAACTTGAAGGGGGCTTCCATCACCCCAATCAACAGTATAAACTGAAAGTTCTAAAAATTTTTGAAACTGATTAGAAGTGTTATAAACATAATAAACATAAGGTGAAGTTGTTGTAGACGAAAATATGAAATTAGCAACTACGTCTTTTTGAAGAACTGCACCATCAAAAGGTGTATAATATCCAACGTCAACCGCAGTTTGTGTAATCAAAATTGGTATTGTTAAACCAGTAAGTAAGGAACTACCATTCGGACCAGCACTCAACACCTGACTCATTCCTGAGTAGACTCCTACTTCAATACCTCGGTAATTTACTTCAAACAAATCTCCTTTGATATTTTCAGGCGATATGACTATATTATATAAGTCCGACATTATTATGGGTTTATAAATTCATACCAAACAATCGGATTGTTAGGTTGACCAAATCTTACATTGTTTGAATCAAAGATTCTATAAGTTTGGGTTGGATAATCAATTTTCATTATATAATAAAAATATCTTGTCGTATCGAAGGTGAATTGTGAATTCGGAAAAAAACTTTGTGGTTTATTCATCATTCTCAAGAAAAATCCTGTTCTAGCATCATAAAATTTGGCTGACATGTAAAAGGTTGATATGTCTAAGAAATTTCTTTTCTTCAACCAATAAACAAAGAAACCCTCTTTATCACCAACATAATCAAGCTTGAATTTTGGTTTTTTAATATCAACCGATGCTCTTGGTAATATTGCAGGTTGTTTTTCTCCTTGTTGTGTTGGGATTATCGCTGTGAGATAATTTATTTGTTTTTTCTCATCAGGAGTATCGTAGAAATCTAATTTGAAAAATGAGTTTGCGAATGCGTTTCTATAGTAATAAACGTCGGGTACGGTGAATCCTGCCGCTAAATAAGTGTTCACCCAATTGGTCACGTTATTCAATGATGTACCTGAATGAAAATTGAATTCATAGTTTATTTCGGTCTTCTGATTATAAGGTTGTCCCGTAAATGGAGCGTGAGCGAATCTTGACAACTCAAAATCTCTACCAACACCAATAACCTCTGTAATTATTTCCTCTTCATATAAATCAATACTTTGGTCTATCCCCAAATAATCCCACGACATTTCAATTGGAATTGTAAGTGATTCACTTGTCAAAGATGTATTTGGGATTTTATAATTAAGAACACTCATCAAATAATGGTTTAATCGGGAAGTTTATACCAAATAGATTATCATTGAAATTCACACCCTCAGGAATCAATCTGAAAACAATTGATGTAAAAGGATAGTGAGCACTGTTCAAAAAAGGATAGTCTACACCTCTACCTATGTTATCAAAAAAACCGTAATCATATATGTCTCTCCATCTAAATTGGCGGTCCGCACTTGAGTAATACGAATAACTTGGAACGTTATCAACAGAACCAATATTGGCAGTTTCTATGTAGTCAGAAAAAACTCTCAAACTCATTGAATGATGTGGTTGGTAATAATACCCTTCTCTTGTTGGTAAATGTGTAAACACATTCGGATTGAAATTTATTTTATGGTAAAGTGGAGAAACAACTCTTTCAAGCTGTTCATAGTTATTCCACTCACAAAAATCTCCATCAACTATATCACCCTTATTCAAATCCTTTGTAAATGCAAAAGTGTAGTTCTGTTTTGTATACGTTGAAATTTGTAGATTCGAGTTAGAATTGAGGTTATTCCTGTCCCAATATGGATTTGTCGGTGAAGATAAATTGAACTTCCATCCACGTTTTATTCCGATAGGGCTAGAGGGGTCATAAAAATATCCCGTATAACCCTTATGAACAATTGTAAGAAATAGTTCACTCAACGGTCTTTTTTGATTGTCTATTAAAGTTGTAATATCTATATCGTAAGAAGAAGTAACATTATATGCGTTGCTACTTGTTTTTTGGGCAATTGTAGTTATTAGGTTAGGTGTTAGTGAACTAAGTTGTAGTTGTTTTTCTTCCAAGAAAACATTTTTTTCGAAACCCGATTTAGTCATGAGGACATCCTCAACAGATGTAAGTATTTTGTTTTGTCTAACATAATAATCTGAAGTTGTTTCCAAAAGATTATTTGGGTTTATTACTCTTTTGAAAGTACCGACTTTACCAGTATTGAATGTGTTTCCGGTATATCCATAATTGAATATATTAAAAATATATTCGTCTGAGTCAGTCTGACCGTTACCCAAAGAAAACACTTCAAACAAATCCACTCTTCCATACGCAAAGGACAATTTTACATATTCACCAACGGATAATCCATGGGGTGAAATACATTGAAAAGCAATTACATTACTTCCGTTGAACGTTGTGTTTTGAATACTAAATGGAATTCCATCTTTAGCTATCCAACTATTGATTGAAATCAGATTAGTATACAAAACCTGATTTGGATTGTTTTGAAACGCGTAAGAAAAATAATAAGTCCAATTATAGGTATAAGCACTTTTAGCATAAAAATCTAAATGTTGGTCTGTTATATCAGGTCGATAAAAATCAAATTCATAATACTGTGGGAACCCTTTCCATATATTAGTTTGAGTGGATTCGATTGAATTTACGTAATATAAATTATTTTTAAAAGGTGTGTAATTAGTCGTTCCAGTCAGGGTATTTGCATAGAGATAATTTATTTTGAAGGTAGGTCGGTATATTCTTGAGGCTTGTCTTTCAGATTCGAAAACATCTTCCAAAGATATTGTGGCATTCCTATCATATTCAACAATTTGTTGTTGCTTTTCTTCTAACGTAACAGTAATCTTTTGGTCTACTTTAGGTGCAGATTGGTATGATAAGCTAGCCGGTATAATAGTGAATTTATTCATTCGGTAGATATTTTGTTTTAAACAAATCCATAGCACTTTTTCCCTTGAATAATCCGAAATAAAAATGATTAGGTGCTCCAATCATAAATTTGCTTTTCATAGAATTCCAAACGTTCGGGTCATAATTTCCAGATGAGTCCACATTGAAAATGTATCCCCTCTGATAGATATCTAATGATGTATTTGATGGTACAAAGTAATTAGGTGTCGTTAGATTTCTGCGGTTTAAATTTTGATAAGCGGAAGTGATAATGTCTAAACTATCAGTTGCCCAATTGTTTGTTTCACTTCCGAATATTGTGAATATATTTGAAGGTTGATTCAATTGCCATTGGTAAAAAGGAACCTTTTGAGATTTTATACCGTATGGATATGTAATCGGAGGAACAAAAGGATTGGGTCTGAAATTTATGATTCCAGGGGATACAAAATCTTTTGTTTGTAAATCAAACGTTGTAGATGAAAAAAATATTCCCATCAGTGCGTTATCTGCGGTTGTACCGTAAATAACAACGGGGTTTGTATTTACAGGACCAGTACTATCATAAAATTCAGGGGTAAATGGTACCACTCCAATTTCAGAATTTATTGACATCATTTGTGCCAAATCCGCATCAATTCTATTTTTTTGTGGAATTCCTTGGTTTCTACTGAATAAAACGTTTAGAGAATCATTGTTCGTTATCCTTGTCAAAAAAGTCGAATTGGCAATTCTAGAGATTACAAATAAATTAACAATATTGGATGTATCTTGATAACTTGTAGGATTCAAGTTGTTCATCACATAAGCCGCTGTTGAGGGTGTAAACGTTATTTCATCATAAAAAGAATCTTTCATACCCAAATTTATAATCGTAGTAGGAAAAAGAAGATTTCTTTTGTTCATAGGGAATGCTTCCCCTAATGTGGACCTACCGATAAATGAACCAGTAGTTGGTGAACCTAACCAAGGACTACTTCTATAATAAAAATTATTTGTAGAAGTATCGAAATATATCAATTTTCTTGGATATCGTAATTCTTTAACTTTGTTGTCTCTTCCCCACCTTTTTGTTATTTGTATGGGGAATGTGAAAAGACTTCCATTCACCCAATTGTTTGTGAAAGATTGTGCTAAAACACCTCTACACAATCCAAAGAAAAATCTATACCTATAACCCCATTCGTTGAAGTTTCTTATATCTTTACCTAAATCCTTCAGGGGTTTTCTCATGAAAACATAACATCCATTTTCAACATCGTCTTTGGTTGCACAATTTCTGTTCACCCCAAAACTTGTATTATACTTTTCGTAACATCTGAGTGATACCGCGTTTTCACAGTTAAATGAATCTAAAACATTAGTCCACGCTAATTGTCCTTCGATGTCAGGAGGCACAATATCCGCACCCGAGCTAAAACTTACTGTTGATATACCTTGGTCGGTAGTATTTATTATGTACGTACTAAAATTCAAGTTTTGTTGAAGTAGTGCCGGATTGTTGTTAAAACTTGAGCCGTCTAAACCATCTGAGGAGGGTAGTCTATCAGTTCTCATCACGTTAATGTTACCGTTACTAATATTCAAAGGGTTTGTAATCAAACTTGGAAGTAATACCTTCGTGTAGTAAGAAGTAATAACCTCACTAGGTTTATTACCACCCTGAAGATAATAATATGCCGCCCCTGATAAATCTTCATATTGTTCATATTTTTTTACTTTTACTCTTTCAGTGTTCGATGTTGTGAAAAAGTCATTGAACCAAGTAGAACAAATCCCTTGGTATTGTCCATTTATATTCTGAAGTAACATCCTCGGACCTGGGTTCTGAGCATCCAATTGTCCATAATATCCTACCGTTGATGTAGTGAATGCTGAAAAATCGTTGCCAGGTTTGAAAAAGTGAGAGGAATAAAAAATATTATTCTGATTATTATGTTTTTGTACAGAAGTCGTTGTATCCGTATTTTTTTGTATTGGAATATTCAATCTGGTTGATGCGGTTATAACAAAATCATTCTCATTGGGATATCCCAATAGTTTTCCTATACCGTATTTGTTTGTATAGTTTGGTGAATAGGGGTCAACCCCTCTTTGTAATATTAGAATAAATTGTTTATCAAAATCAACAAAAGTTGTAGATACTGGGTAGGTCGATACACTTGTAGAACCCCAACTTCCGCCAGTTCGTCTATTCCAAATGATGTCTGTATCAGAACTGAATATTGTTGGTAGAAGTCCGTTCGTTGTGTTCGGACCCCAAATTTGAACAGCATCACTCACTGTTATTGCAGTTATTACTTGGTAATATTCTAAGTCTGCAGGAAATTTATAATTTGTAATTGTTGAACCTGTGCTTAGTATATAATTTACAGGTGAAGAATTAGTGGTTTGTGAAATTGCATATTCTACAGGATATTGGGAAACTCCAGGATTTATGGAAGTTCCAGAAATTCCATTAGGAAAACCAAAGGCGACCGTAGACCCTGTAGTAGTGAAATTTACATCCTGAGTGAGCGCAATGTCAATGAACGTCAAAAGTGAACCACTGTCAAAGGTTGTTTGACTTACAACCGTAATGGTGTTGTCAAAATGTTGTAGTGCTGAATTTGATGGAAAATCAAAACTTACACTTATCTTATTCAGACCATCGAAGAATTTTTTTCGGGTATTAAAAACATTTATTCTCTCACCAAATGGTAGGTCAGGAGAATAGGAAAAGAATTTGTCATTACCATCAATCAAAGTTACTTCTTCGGGGAAAGTTGTTTTATACCTATCACTAGCCTCATCTCCACCTACCGTACCCATAGCTTGAGAGAAAGACTGCGCAACAATTTGTTGGTCCTCATTCGAATAAATCGACGCTAAGGACTGAAGTATTTTTTCATAATAATAATAACTTGCTGAGAATTGAGTTAAAAGCGAACTTTTATCTCCTCCAATATCAGAATCTGAAAAAGATTCTCCACAAGAACATGTTTGACAATCTGGATAGGTAAGTATTGGTAAGTAAAAACGATTGAAGCTTCTCCTCTTCAAGTTATTCAGAAGTATGTTGAGAAGTATGGCCGAACCCAAAATTTTTCCTCCGAGTATAATAAATTTAGTAGCCTTTTGTATTACAATAAAAGAACCTCCCGTAAAAAACTGAGTTCCTGCAAATAGTAATTCTATGAGACCAATTGCAATCAGAGCGCCACCCAAAGTATAAAGGACAGTCAAAACAGTATTTTTAAAATCCACCATGAAATTCCAAAGCGCTGCAATCAAATGATATGCAATCAAAAGAGGTATTGAAATTATTTGAAGAACTTGTAGTAGTATGCTATAAATAAAAAACAAAAAGTCGAAATTTCTAAATCCCTCATTTACTGGAAATTTATTCACAGTTTCTTCACACGCATTATTATCAATTTCCTTAACTCCTATAAATTTACCCCTAGCACCATCTTTATATTGGTCTATAAGTGCAGATACAGTATAAACTCGATTGTATTCAAATTCATAGAAAGTATCTTCACAATTTATTATTTGGTCCAATTTATCCACCGCCTGTTGTCCTTGTAAACCGTTTGTATAACCACTCCAATCCAAACCAAAATAATATGAACTATTTAACTGCGGATTTGCAATTCCACTCAGATTAGGGTCTTGTATATTATTTGGCCAACCGAACTCACGAACGTTTGGTATCAAATAATATGCTCTACGGTACTGTTCAGAAGCATTTGAAGATTGTTGCCATTTAATTTTGAACCTATATTTCGATTTAGTTGGGATTCCAATAGTTGGGTCGTATGAAATTATTCTTTCTCCAAACTCATTTGTAACAAGGTACTCCAAATTCATCGGGAGCTCGATGAGCCAAGCACCGTTATCATCAATCACATTACCATTCTTTTCGATATCGTATCTTTCTAAAAATGGATTTCCACTCAAATCAACTTGGAGTGTTTGTCTTATTGCTATTATTTGTCCTGGTCCTGCTTCCAATTGACACAGGTTTCCAAAATCATCTTTCGGTCTTGAGTTTCTTTTTATTGCATATTGTTCAGAAGTAGAAAATATTGACCCCATGAAAACCGCGGTGGGTTGTATATCAACATTTGCTTCATTTCTTAAATCAAAATCAACTCTGTTTATTGCGATTTGACAAACTGCGGGTTCACCCCATAATGGAGAGACTTCAACGACCTTAGTTAAATTTATTATTTGTGGTAATGAATTCAAATCAGCTGAGGTTCTAAATCTATTCCCCGCCACTTGAGCTTCTGTTGCCAAGCCCATTCTTATTAGGTCTTGTGGGGTAAGAGAAAATTCACCGATGTCTGATAAATCAACATCCATTACTATTGTTTGCTCACCAAGAGGAACACCCATAATCATGTAGTCCCCGCTGTCATTTGTCTTGGCAGTGAGTTTGTAATATTTGTCAAAAATTTCGACTGCGGTCTGTCCCGTAAGCACATCCAATCTGGATGGTAAAGTACCTGTCGCGGCGTGTCCTGTGTATGACGGCTCATAGGGTAGAAGATTATATCTATACCCATCTTCGTTCCTATCACTAGGTGAATTATAAGGGTATATTGAAGATATAATAGGATTAGATTGGTCAAACTGCTCTATGGGTATAAAAACCGCAACCCTTGCATATGGAATACCTAATCCATTATTCGCGGTGACCCTACCGACTACAACACCATAGTCTGCACACAACCTCGAATAAACATCTTGTTGTTGGAGTTTGAGAGAAAGAATCTCTAAGAACTCAAACTCTTGTGTGAGTTCTACGTTTATTGTTTTAGTAATACCAAGTTCGGTCCTTATACGATAAGATTGACCCATCAAATACTTTTATGATAAATAGTTATTGTGGTATTTTTAAAAAAACACACAATCTAATTATACATCATCTTGACTCAAAATAAACTTGTTAGGAGAATGTAATTGTTTGGAAATTCTTTACTGATACCCTGATATCCTTGTTTGGGAATCTAATCTGATAAACTTGGTTGGGTTGTGCAAAAATAGTATCATCAACAGGTTCAATTTGTCTTGTCTCAGGGTCAGAATATCTCATAGACGTTTCTGCTGAGGAATATTGTCCCCCAACTTCGTTGAAAATATCTAATCCTGCAACAGTCAAAACACCATTAGTATTTTGTATTTGACTTCTCAATTCCGACAAATATACATTTTGACCGAGTTGTCTTATCTGAGGATTGAAGTATGTAGAAACTTTATCAATAACCGAAGATATTACCTGTCCTGAATTCTGTGCTGAGTCTAAAACAATTGATATATCTACACTCAAATCAATTACCTCAGCACTGAAAATTGATATGTAATCATTCATCATCCTATAGTTTGATAAATAATTTGCGATGTTTTGTTTCAGGGTGTTCGAAACTATGTTTGTTAGTTTTCCCTGAGTGTCATAAGACAAAATTTGAATGAGTATTTTATTATCGTTTTCTGTAATTGAAACCTTTGCTGGTGCTCCGAATTGGGAAGGCATATTTCTGATTATCGATTCATAATCCTGAACGGTCACAGCTCTTTTCTGAGCTGAGAAATTGAATGACACATAATTACGGATTTCATCCACATTAGGCATGTTAGCTCCTCCAATAGCCGCTGTTACGTTTGTACATCTCAGAGAGTTTACTACAGCAGTATTGATTGTTTCAGACGGACCGTTTACAAAAAATGAAACAGTGCCCACTTGGTTGATTACATTTGTACCAAGATTGGTATTCAACCCACCGCCAACTCTGTATTGAATGAACAATGTTGAATTAGGCTTCAATGCGGCACCTAAGGATATATTGTTTGAATATTTTTGAATATTCAACGTGGTGCCTAATGTAGTAAATTGGTCCAGTGCATCTTGTGCCGTATTAGTACCACCACCAAATGTCAACTTCTTAAAACCTTCAGAAGTATACTCACTCATAAATCTATTTTGAGTTTGTATATATCTTCCAACTTTTATTCCTGGTTGGTCTGAGACTTTGGTTGGGTCCTCTACAAACACTCTATCTTCAGCAAGAGCATCAACCTCGTACCATCTATTAGCTGCGCCAAGAAATTCGGCTGTTGTTGGAATGTTAGTGTATTGTGTTCCATCTTTAAGAAGCACGCTTGTTATACCTAAAACATTTTTTTCAGGTAAAAACAATTCAAAGAATGGCTTAACATCACTTGGTGTAATTACCCTTTTGAATACTTTGGTAATACCGTTTACAACTATTTCTCTTTTAGTAATAGTATAGTTTATGAGAATTCCATTCGTATTGAAATTTGGTATTTTGACTCTATTAGGGAAACCTTGAGAATTATAAGGTGATGAAAAATCTATGTCCTCTACATTCTCAAAGACTAATCCCGAACCTATGATTTGTGACCCTCTTACCAATGTGCCTAAGTATCTTTCATCTTCTTTGTCTCCAAATGCTGGAACTGTTATCGAAAAATCAACCAATGAGACTGAAGGTCTCATACCTGGAATTTTCAAACCGTAGGTTCTAGCTATATTGTATATTGAAGTTTTTTGTTGAGCATATTGTAAAACAGTCTCTTGAATACTCCTATCAATATGATAATGTAAGTTATCTGCTACCGCAGCATTCAAGTCCAAAAAAACAGAAAATACTGATGCGTCGTTGAAATCTTGAATCAGTTCAGGGTAATAAGTTCTTACATAGTTTTGGAGTTCAACCCTAATTGACGCAAAGTCCCTTGACGTATATGATATTTGACGGTTAGCCATTATTTTTAAATATTGATAATTATAAAATCACTTTCGGCAAATGTTTGAGCATTTGTCGAATAATCTATTTTTATTTTTGCAGTATATTCTGAAGTACCTTTTCCTGGTAATCTATAAACATCATAAAGTCTGGCAGTTTCATCTGCAGTAATTTGTCCCATTTCCCTATTTACTTCCATAGATTCATCCGCTGGTTCAATCGTAATCTGATTTACCAATAAATTAGGCATAAATCTTTGTATTGCATCTCTAATATCTGACTCAATAGCTTGAAATGTCAAACCATCCAAAGGCTCAAAAACAAATTCATATATTCTTGTTCCAAATTCAGGTAAATAGTAACGCGACCCCTTCCTTGTCAAAATAAGATGAATTAAATCTGCCCTTATCTGTTGAGACGTATATTCAGTTAATTCAAGAAAGTCTCCTCTAAAAGAATCATTGAATGGGAATTTTATACCATAGGTTGTTCCGTCTGCCATATCCCATAAATATACTTTGATTATTTTTTTACTAAAGTATTACCTTTTTGTCCTTTTGGAAAATACGGACAGTACCTACATCCCGAACCACAACAATATCCTCTTCTGATATGGTACTCTTCTTTCATAACTTTCATACCATTTTCCACATAAAAATCAGAAGGGAGAAGTTTTAGCTTCTCCCTTTTATTTTCTGAATGTTTTTTCATCATACAAATTTTACCTCACAAGCCCCACCAGCACATGCCGCCTCACCAGATAAGTCTGTATTATCATCTATTTCTACAATTTTGGATAAATCAACATCATGTAGTGTTTTCATCAACTCTTCGTATTTTTCTTTTGAACAATCTTCAAATGGTGCTTGAATGTAAGTTCCTCCGTCATATGGTAA